ATTCAGTCCCGTTGCGGTAGACGCCTGGGGGCAGTTTGATGGGTATGTACATAATCAGATTGTCGGTAGGTTTGAGACAAAAGACACAGTGGCAATAACTGATGGCACTGCTGGCCGTGTCGGGCTTGTTCCAGCAGCGTACTGCTCAATCGTAACGCCAACATCGGTTGGCCGCCACATGATTTCAACATAATCAGTTGCATTTAGGCTCACGAAATAGTTGAGTGCCGCAATGGTGTGGTACGGGTCACCAACACCCTTTCTCGGCGCAAAGCCAAACCTACTGTTTGAATTTGCCACATTTGTCCCATTGACCCGAAACCAGATATCCACATCCTGTGAGGCATTAGTCGTATTTGTAAACTGAATGGAAAACTGTATGTTCCAGATACCGCTGTCAGCCACAGTAATCCTAGAACCGCTGGCAATCGTCACGCCATTGCTGAAGTCTGTCGTATTGAATGTGATGGCATAGGCTGTGGTCGTGTTGGCTGCCACCTGGTCGGTTGAGTCCTGAAAAGCCCCGTGGGGATTGTTCAAGAACTTACCGCCCCTGATCCCAAACAGCGCACTTAGCGTGCTGATCAGGTTTCTAAAGTAGCCGTTCAATGACCCATTAACCTCGGAAACATACCGGCGCTCATACGCCTCTGGAGCAAAGCCCAAGCTGGGAATCGATGGGACTTCTAGTTGTTGCTTCTTGTTGGCCATAGCATGATTATTGATCAGTCAAGATAAAAATAACTCTTTTTCGGCCACTCGCCGCTTGACAAGCCCTGGCAGCACCTTCCCACCGCCCTTAGTCCAAGACATAAAGGCTTCTGCTGCGCCCTCCCAATCGTCTCTGTTGGCCTTCATTCGGATCGTGCTGCGCTGGAGATTGCCTAATCCAGCGTTAAAGGCAAAAGAGACCAAAGCGTCAAAGCGGCCTTGATGCCCAGCACAATTGGGAATAAGTCGTAAAACACCACGCTCAAAATTTTGTACATCATTTGCGAATAGCGAATTGATTTCTTCCTTTGTCCAAGCACGATTGTCCTCCGATTGCAATGGATGCTCACTACGGATTAGCCCAGCGTAGCCCTCTTTACGCACCATAGGCAAATTGATCTGCCCTTGGTACAGCACATGCCCATACCCGATAGTCCAGATGTTGGCTGGACACAGGTAGGGCTTACTCCTACAGCCTTCAAAACGGTGCATCAAATCAGCACCGGCTTTGCTCAATTTCATTTCTTGTTCCAGCCGCGTGAGCCAAACCAGAATCCAATGATGCCGCCAAGCATCGCCATCTCATCAGGGCTGAAGATGATGTCGGTGTAGCGCAGAACATCGTCCATGCTGGTAATCAGACCAGGATGCTGCCAGAGATAGAAACACAAGAAGGCATTGATACAGACCAACTCAATCACAAAAATGTAAGTGATCGTGGGACGAACAGTTCCCACATAGTTGGCCACCCATCTTGATGCCTTTGCCAACACTGCCTTGTCGTGATCTTGCGCACCCTGCACCATGCCAGCCTCGGCCTCGGCCATCTTGGCTTCAGTCTGCAAGGCCACCTGCTCGGTGCGGATTTCTTCTACACGGGCTTGCGCGGCAAACCCAGCAGCGGCCAGTTGAAGCTCACGCTCAGTCTGGACGGCAGCCAAAGCTAGCTCATGCTTTTGGTCGGCCTTGTTCTGGAAATAATCCAGCAGCTTGGGTAACCCCGAAATCAACAGACCGCCGAGAGTCGAGATTAATGAAAGCATAAAAATTCCTACAAAGGGTTTTTAGAAACTAGAAAATCAATGATTTTTTTAGACTCATTGGCTGGCAATATATACAGCAAATCTAGAAACCAATTGATCGCAAGAACAGCAGCGCAGCACTTAATAAAACGATCAATCCCAAGTCGCCAGTCATCGCCAACATCAAACCATTTAAGTAGCGAGAACACATTAAACACAGCCTCTTGTTTTTTTGCAAAAGTCGATTAATTCGTTTACGCCAATAAAGGCAAAGAACATCAAAAAGAACACAATAGCTATGACCAAAGCAATCTCGGTCATCTCGTCTTGTTTCTCTTTGGCCTTTTTCTCTTCTGCTTTTAAGGCGCTTATTTCCTTGGCATCATCTCTGTCCATCTCGGCTTGCCTAGCCTTGATCTTATTCCACACATCTATCTTGCCGGTCTGCATGAAGAGCATTTTTAGCTCTTCTTCAAAGACTTTGGCTTGATCCAGAGCCATCTCAATCTGGAGGGCCGTCCCCATGTTTGAGCCTTTTTTAGACCGCTTGGCTTCAAGCATGGCCTTTGTAGCTACGCTCTTGGCGTCAAACATTTTCCCGATCATCGGAGCCAAGCTGCCTAGATCGTTGGCAACTTTTGCCGCCTTCTTGACTAGAGAGATGGCCGACTGTATGCCGGCAAGGGCTGTAATCGGATCAATCATTTGTGGCCTCTGCTACTTTTTCGGGTTTGCCTTTTTCCCGCCATTTTAAGCACCAGACCAAGAGCCTATCAGATGACCATGACCATTTCACACACTCAAATACGGGAGATTGTGCCGCTGGTGGTGGTGGCGGCAGAGCATCCATGATTACATAAGCATTTTCTTGAGCATTTCAGCAGCAAAGCCTGGACCAAGCAGCGTGACAGCAATCAGCGCGTATAGGATATATTCGATGCGGCTCATGCGCTTGCTGCCTGACTCAAACGATTTCTGAATAGCCTCATACCGCAGCGCACAAATTTCTTCATGCGTTGCTAGCTTGGCATCTGTTGCGTCTACTTGGCTCATGGCTTGGGATACTTAGCCTTGACGGCAAGACAAGCATCAATGTATGTCTGCACCTGTGCTGTGTCGCCTTTTACGATTCCATCTATGTAGTCAGCCATGCTCGGGTATTCAGCAGCGCGTTGGGCCTTGTAGGCAACCGCAGCGGCGGCAATAGCAGCCGCCGCCGCCGCCGCTTGATCTGCCGCCCATTGCACTTCTTCTTCTGCTGTAAATGGGACATTTCCCTCTGATGTTGCGTGATAGTTTGGCATGATCAGTCCTTATGAATTGGCAATGCCGTAGAGACGGAATGTGCCCGAAGCAATGTTTCCTGAATCGACAGAAAAGCGGATACCAGTAAGCGCACCAGTGCCACTGTTTAGCCCCGTCCCTGTTGCCCATCTAGAAGAATTATTGTGGCGCTGCGTCCCTTGGAAATCAATCTGTTTAGCCACGGAACTACTCGGAGCATAAACCCGCATCACCATATTTAGATCACCATTGTTAGTGTCGTTAAGTAGGATTCCGGTTGCGGCACTCCCAACCGCTGCCGCTTGTGCTGCGTATGTGGCCGAACCATCAGTCATAATTGAGACATGGTATCCATAAGTGGCAGTGGTAACATAGGCTCCCGCTAATTTGAATCTAACCTTTATCTGGTCGCCAGCGGACGAAACAACATTTGTCAGGGTAAGCAAATAAGTGTCGTAAGTGCTACTAAAAGTTGTCTCTACATCAACAGTGGTTGAGGCTGATGCTGTGACAGTGGAAAGCAATGTTAATGCGCCAGAACTTGGAGTAGTCCAACTCGGCAAACCTGATCCAGCACTCGTAAGAACCTGCCCATTAGTGCCGGACACCCCAGCAAGCGTTAACGCTGTTGTTAAATTGGCTGATGCAATAGTAGGCGCTGTCAGCGTCTTGTTGGTCAGCGTAGCCGTACCCGTCAGCGTGACAAGATTTGTTGGGGTAATAATTGATGATAGGTTTGCCATAAGTTACTCTGGTTGTGTAGGCCAAACAACATTGTTCGGAAAGCCGCTTTGTGCTGGCACATCACGCAAGGCTTGGCAGTAGTCTTTCCAGCCTTGTGATGGTGTCATGTCGCTGCGAAATCGCCAATCAGTGGCTGACAGCTTGGTGTCACGGGAAGCACGAACACTCTTGGCTTGCTCTGCCCCTTTGAAAGCGTTATGCGCCACCATTAATTGGTCATCAAAAACAAGACTGTCACCCACGCGGCTCATGCCACCCAAAGTGATTGCGGGTAGTGGGCCGTCTGTTCGCTCGTCCCACAACACCCGAGACAACTCAAAATATTCACCGCCCTCGCCAACAGTAATAATTTCCTGATCGCCAGTCGGCGCGTTGACAAGTAGTTTAGACATTGCTTACCTTTCTAATGCTAAATGATGATGAGCCAGCGGTAGAAAAGCTGGTTGAGTTTGTGTGAGGTCTGACCACATTTGTAGCAGCAGCATAAAAAACACAAGCGCAACTATAATATCTGTTGTCGGATGGCGCGTCTTGAACAGTCAGTATGTTAGCTACCGCGATGTCTACAATGTTTGTAGTGAGTTCTGTAGAATTCAAAGAAACGCCAAAACTTGCTCCAGTACCATCGGTGCGCTCCACATAATTGACTGCGTATATTCCAGCTTCGTTAATTGTGAAGCTCGCTCCTAAAGTTGCAGAGTCGGCGTATGTAATTGCTGTTCCCAAATTAATTCGCGTTGTTGTAAATCGCCTAATTTTTGTGTTGGTTGTACCAAAACCGCTGCCGGTGTTTACCGATACTGCATGATCACCAGCGCCAGCCGCCACGATTGATGTACCGTTAGCTCTGATGTAGGCTACGCAATAAACTGTAGTCCCATCACTTTCGTAAATAGCCCTGTCATTTGCTGCTGTGGTGATATTGGCCGCACTTGGCAAATTGTTTGTTGTGGCGTTGTGGGTCAGTGTCAAGATGCCATCAAAAATCACAGTTCTTGGGCCACGGGTAAGCGTCACGGCGGTTATTGCAGTCGTGCCGGTAATGTGGACTCTGTTGCCTGTTGCAGTGTTAAGATTGACTGTGGCTGCGCTGGCTATGGCCGTGCCGGTATTTATATCTAAAACACCAGTTATGCCGTTGATAGTAGGCGCGGTCAGAGTCTTGTTAGTCAGCGTCTGAGTGGCATCCAAGGTAACTACCGTGCCACCGTTGCCACCAACTTGTGCATACACCTCCCAAGACGCTGTACCAGAACTGTTGTAGACAAACTGAACAGACGCGCCGCTGATGTCGCAAACCAAGTCTTGTGCCAAATCAGCAATGTTGTTGCCGTTTCGCCCGACAGTCAGGTTGTTTGTTCCCCAAATATTTGCAGTATCAGCAACAATTACCTGAGCGCCATTAGCTGGAGATGCTGGCAAGGTGACAGTAAATGCACCGGCAGTGGTGTTGGTCAAAACACCATCGTTGGCAACCGCTGTGTAGTTGGCTGTTTTGGTGGTGGTGTAGGTAATCCCGCCTGCTGCTGGAGCAGAGCTTGTCCAAGTTGTGCCAT